ATACCATCTTCCTGTGATTCTGCCCACAATTCGTTTACTACATCATCTGTTAGTGTCTTTGCTGGATGGGTGTAGAGTGGAATCCATGTGCCTTCAAGATGCTCAATCACCTGTAAATTAATTAACTTTGGCTTGCGGTCTTCCAACCCTAGCAACATCCACGCTACTGGTTCATTGTTCATCTTCTTCTCCGCTTCCTTGTAGCATCTTTTCTGCCAGTGTTTCCAATCTGTTACGATGCCGTTTCAACGCTTCTATTTCGGCTTGTTGCTGGCGTAGCATGGTGGCGGCTTCATCAATATATTTTTGTTCTGACATAAACATGGCCTCTACATTATTGTCCATGTAATCAGCTAGTTCATTTGCGTTCATTATTTACCTCATCAATTTTAGCTTGGTAACTGCTTGTTCCTGACCACTCATCATCAATGTACGAAATACACAACGCTTTTAATCGTTCTATTTCATCTACTTGTTGGTCAATCAATTCCTTAACTTTTGGTAGCATTGTATGCACCATTGCTAATTGTGTGACTATTCCAGCGTTTGCTAATCCGTTTGCTTTCATTTCTCTTGTGCCTTTCCGATTGGCTTAGTAGTTTCGTGGTATGTAGTTCCTCCATCCCATTTTGTAGTGATGCCGTACTTTGCTTCAACTTCTTGCGTAAAGTCAGATAACCTTTGTAATGCTGCTTCTTTTTTCAACGCCTCTATTTCAGCTTGTTGCTGGCGTATAAACGATGCGGCTTTTTCTAGTTCGTGTGCAAACTCTTTAGCGTTCATTTCTTTGCCTTTTTCTCCACAGGCTTGGCTTTGGCTGGTCTAGTACGCTTAATAGCAACTTGGCTACTTTCCTCGGGTCTAACTCGGTATTCATCAACTGCTGCGGTAAGCAAAGCAATAAGACCCCACTGGACAAGGGTTTCAAGTCCTTGTTTATTAAACGTAACTTTAGCGTCGGCTGATCCATCTTCATTTTCCTTAATAATTTCTACTCTAATACCAAGTGTGTCTTCGGTCGTTATTTTCTTTTTTGGTGCTAGTTTTGGTTTAATTGCCATTTTCTACTCTCCTTAATTTTTTACATATATCTTGAACATCTTTAGGGTCTTGTTTAGTTACTTCATGACATGCATATACTTTAGATTCATCTCGCCCATAAAAACAAGCCAAGTAAATAACCAGCCCAATTAATGTAGCTACAAATAATAGTTCAATAAACTTTTTCACATCAATGCTTCTTCAAATTGAGATAGATCAACAGTTTTGCGTTTTACTTGTACGCGCACAAAAGACCATTCATGCCTACAGCTCACAACCAATTTAGCTTCCTCGTGTCTGCGGACGATGCGCATAAGTTCGCCCATCTCATCATAGATGTAGTACATCAGTATTCTCGCAATATCCGCTTAGCAATTAAACGCAACACTAAGAACACAATTACTGCGATCAAGAAAACTACTTTAATTTCTTCAAACATCATAATGTGATATCCTTTGTTTATATTTATTTGTCTATTGTAAGCAAATTATAAACCTATTGCATAGGGACTTACCCTGATAACACTAAACCTTCCATATCCTCCCAGTGTAAATGCATACTGGATGGCCTCTGGTCATCGAAGGTACATTTCTAAGCGGGGGATGGACTTTAAGCGAGCAGTTGCACAAGCCTGTATAGGCTTGCAAAGCTTTGGGGATCAGCCAGTGGAGCTGTCCATAATCTTACATCCACGAGACAAGAGGCTAATGGATATAGACAATTGCGGTAAAGCGATATGCGATTCATTGCAAGGGTATCTGTACGAGGATGATCAGCAAGTCTGGAAGCTGACTATTGAACGCGCCGAAAAGATTAAAGGCGGAGGATGTGTAGTGACCGTCAAGGAATATCGTAAGCATGACTAACTTTAGCAAAGTCAATTCATCACTTAAGTCATGAATATCGTTTACCTGGTGCGTGATGCACTTTCATGCGGCATGAATGCATGAATTAGTACCTTTAGGTATAAAATTTTATACATATTGATACTCAAAAGTATAAATTTATTGAAATTTCATGCACATTGACAACTGTCATACATAGGGTTTACCCTAATGCATCATTAACTTGTTAACCATATGTATAGGTGTTTACCCTAATATGTATATCCATACAGTTCCATAGTGATCTATACTTATCAACGATAAGTTCCCTTGCAGCGGGTGTTTATCCTTTCATGTGATTTTCCTCTTTGGGGTGGCTATAGACGCTACCCCATTTTTTTCGTTAACTGGCTAGCGAAAATTTCCCGAACGGGAATAAATGGTCAAAATGTTTCTTAAAATGTACAAAACTTACCGAACGGGAAAGTTTGTAGGGAAAAGTAATGACTCATAGATGAGTCCGTATAGGGGTTAAAACCTTATTTATGAGTCAATAAAACTGCGTATAGACCCCACAACATATATAAAATGTCAACAAATCTGCACATATCTCAATAATATGTATACAAAACTGCAAATACTAGACAAACAAAAAACTGTCTAGTAACAATTATTGCACTGCAACAAATTGTGTAATATACTACACATATTCAACAACTAAATAGGAGAGTGTTATGTTTGACCTTACTAAACCATTAGAATTAAATAAGACTTATCAGCAAATTGAAAGCTACATCAAGCAAGCCCGCGATTTCTGGATTGATATCGCTATTGATACAATTAAGATGTACAAAGCAAAATAATGTGATACACTTGTCGTGCAGTGATGAACTTGGAAGGTTTATCAATGTTACAATGACCGCCAAAGCCTCATACACATGGGGTCTACACATAGTTTTCTTATGCTTGGTCGGTCGGTCACAAACATAAGCGAATCTTCCAAATCGTAGACTCCAGTTGTATGGGGCTTTTTCATTTCTGCGGTATAGACTGGCGGCTCTGACGACATCGTAGCGGTCTATATACAAGCGTTACTAGCAGGGTGAGGATGTAATAGCGCAAGACAGGTGGCGAAGCTAGTGCCTGTTCCTCAAACGACTGGCGGGTGCTGTGGCTCCAATACGGGTAGCAGTTTAAGGCGCATCTAGGTAGGCTAGGTGCGTCCACCAAACGGGTAACTATGATACTTAAGGAGATACTTAAGTATAAGGCGCACAAAAAGGAGAAAAAGATGGACGACCTGGCACTGTTGCGTGAAGAAATAAAAACGCAATCAGGGAAAGTACCGATGGCAGTTTTACAAGGATCTGTTCAAATGGTTATTAGATGGAAGGATAGAGCGGTACATTCAGTACGTGTCGCGAATAACCCAACATCATCAAAACGAGAGCTAGAAATAGCCTTAAAAGAAATCAAGAGGACAACATGAAGTTACTAGATATTAAGCTTGACACAGAGCTGCAATCCCGTGTCGAAATAAGCGATGAGGCTATCAATGATTATTCCGAGGCACTCAGAGAAGGAGCAAAATTCCCTCCCGTTACGGTATTCTACGATGGATCTAGCTATTTTCTCGCAGATGGATGGCACAGATACTATGCTCATAAGAAGGCTGGCTTAGCACTTATTGAAGCCACAGTCATTAACGGGACGTTCCGTGATGCAAAGCTATTCTCATTCGGAGCAAATGACACCAACGGACTACGCAAAACCAACGCTGATAAACGCAAGGCAGTATTAGCAATGTTAGATGACATGGAGTGGGCTGAACGTAACGACAATGAGATCGCTAAAGAATGCCGCGTATCCATTATGACGGTTGGTCGTATCCGTAAACAACTTGGAGTTGTGCCGGAAGAGATCAAGTATGTAAAGAATGGCAAAGAATTCACGATGAAACGTCCTGAGTTTAAACCTTTGGAAAAAGTAGAATCAAAATTGGAGTATCAGTTTGATGAGAAGGAAGAGAAGATCCACGAGCTTGCAACGGAGATCCAGTCCATTGCAGAAGAGAACGAAGTCCTTAAAGCACGAGTTGCAGTGGCTTCGATGGAAGCTACAGACGACGAGAAACGTTCTGCTGAAATCCTCATTGAGGGACTTCAAGCTAAAGTTAAGGCTCAAGAGGCAGAGATCCGCGCCCTTAAGTCTTCAAGAGATAGCTATCAAACAAAATGCGCTGAGATGATGAAGCAGTTGTCATGGTACAAAAAGCAGAATAAACAAGCCGCTTGAAGTGCTTAGTGAAAACGATATTAGGGATATTTGGTATGGTGTTTTACGCCGTCGTAAGCCAATATCTGCATTAGACATAGAATTTGCTTTAGCAATAGTTGCATTAGTTTTACGGGGGAAAGTACATAGTCGGCTCGGCGACTTTAAATAGCCTGTACCTTTAGGAGATTGCTTCACATAAGCAGTATGAGTACCCCACCCATTTAACCCGAAGCCAGGCGGTTCCTGGCAGATTAGGAGTCAAAGTGTCACTTGAATTGAGGCCGCATCAAGCTGAAGTAATTACTAAAATTAACGAAGGCTTTGCACAGGGTCATACCCGTCAGATTCTTAGCGCGGTAACTGGGTTCGGTAAAACCGAATGCGCTATGGCAATCATGCAGGAAGCTGCAAAAGAATATAAAAAAGTAGCAATGGTTCTAGACCGTATCGTGTTGGTAGATCAAACCAGCCAGCGTTTATCTAAGTATGGAATAGAACATGGGGTTATGCAATCTACTCACTGGAGATATCGTCCATATGAGAGTATTCAAATCTGCTCCATTCAAACATTAGCAAGACGTAAGTTTCCAGACATCGACCTCATGATTATTGATGAAGCTCATGTGATGTATAAATCTACTGTTGATTTCATTAAAGCTAATCCACAGATCAAAGTCATTGGATTGACCGCTACGCCATTTACTAAGGGTTTAGGGGATATCTATACCAACATCATCGGCGCACAGCCTATGAACGATCTAGTGGATGATGGATGGGTTGTACCGCTAAAGGTCTTTATCGCCAAAGAAATTGACATGAACGGCGTTAAGAAGATTGCTGGCGAGTGGTCTCAGAGGGATGCTACACAGCGCGGTATTCAAATCACCGGAGATATCGTTGCGGAATGGGTGCAAAAGACTCATGAGATCTATGGAGAACCACGTAAGACAATCGTATTTTGTGCTGGTGTAGAGCATGGCAGAGAGTTAGTTAAACAGTTTGCTGATGCTGGTTATAACTTTGTATCAATATCTTATAAGGAAGATGATGATTTCAAAAGAGAAACTATTGAGGATTTTGCTAGACCTGATACTACTATTCACGGTCTTATTGCCACTGACATTCTTACTCGTGGCTTTGATGTTTCCGATGTTCATATTGGTATCTCTGCTAGACCGTTTAGTAAGTCCTTTTCTAGCCATGTTCAGCAAATCGGAAGGATCGTAAGACCACACGAGGGTAAAAAATATGCAGTATTGCTAGATCACTCAGGTAACTTCTTAAGATTCCGTAATGACTGGGATTCCCTATACCATGACGGAGTTACAGAGTTAAAAGCTGCTGGGGAAACCGCTAAGCGCGAACTATCTGAGCGGGAAAAGAAAGAAGCCAAGTGTCCCAAGTGTAGTGCCTTATGGACTTCGCAGACAAATACATGCCAATCCTGCGGACATGTTCGGCAAGTTCTTTCTCAGATTATAAGCATAGCTGGCACATTAGAAGAGCTAGATGCAGCAAATAAAAAGCTTGCTATTTCTAATAAAGACTTCTATGCGGAGTTGAAATACTACGGAAAACTCAAGGGATACAAGGATGGATGGGCTTATTACAAGTATCAAGAGAAGTTTGGAGTAGAGCCTAAAGGTATCAATGTAGATCCTAAGCCCGTTACGCCTAAAACTATGGGTTGGATTAAGAGCCGTATGATTGCTTATTCAAAATCTAAAACTACACAACAAAGGATGGCGGCATGAGAGATGGAGGAAAAGGGGATCTTAAACGCCCATTAAGCGTACCAAATGAGCAGTTTGAAAATAACTGGGAAAAGATATTTGGTAGTGGAAAACAGTTAAACAGACCAAAGACTATCTATGATGTAGCGCCTAAGCAAGAAGGTGTCTACTGGACAGATGATCCTGATGCATCCATTGAGGAATGCAAATGACCTTCACATCTTTTGCTGAGCAACACGGGTTAATCATCCGTGATCTAATCCATGACCGCTGGACTCGCGTTCCTACTGTGGATCATCCGCATAAAAAGAATGGTGCTTACATCTATGATGGAGCATCGGGTGCTGTTCAGAACTGGGCTATCCATGAGAAACCAGTATCCTTTCGTTCTAAGACATATACTCCTGATCCTAATTGGCAAGCTAAACGTGCTAAAGCTGAGCAGTTACGTGCTAATCGTCAGAATGAAGCTATTAAACGGGGTGCATATATTCTAGATAATTCCAGGAAGGCTAGTCATCCTTATCTAGTTAAGAAGGGTTTTACTGAGGGTAAACAATGGGTATGGAATGATCTACTGGTAATCCCTATGCGTATAGATGGCAAGCTAGTTGGTTGCCAGTTGATATCCCAAGATGGGACTAAGAAGTTTCTATCCGGTCAAACGACTAAGGGCGCGGAGACAATCATCGACGCCAAAGGTAGGCACATACTATGCGAGGGCTATGCCACAGCATTGTCTCTCAGGCGCGCTATAAAGACTGCTGGCAAGAGATATACCATCCATGTATGCTTCTCTGCTGGCAATATGGTAGAAATAGCTAAAAAATATGACAACTGTTTAGTCGTTGCTGATAACGATCCAACGGGAATTAAAGCAGCAAAGCAAACTGGCAAGCAATATTGGGTATCTCCAGTAGAGGGAGAGGATGCAAACGACTTTGAGTTACGATGTGGATCTGTATTATTAGGAGAATCTCTACTCAAACTCTAGAAAAATCTCCATGATGCTGTTTTCTAAATTTGGAAACAGCATCAGCTGCTTCTTCTATATTATCAAAACGTCCAAGAACATGTTGTTTGTAATCAACTGTGCAATAGGCAACCCATTTTTTCGTTGTTAATTCCCAGCACACTCCTTTAACTCCGCTTTTATTTCTTGATCCGATACGCCTATTTCTACAGTTTTCTTTAAGAGTTGCTTCACGCAAGTTTTCTATTTTATTGTTCGTTCTGTTGCAATCAATATGATCTAAGTATTTTGGTAAGAATCCGTGATGCATCATGAATATAATTCTATGCACAAAATAGTGCTTGTAGTTAATTTTTACTCTTTTATATCCTTTTGTATCAAAAGATAAACATTCTTGTCCATTTGACTTTTTGTATAAAAGTCCATCACGATACTCAAAAAGTTCATGCAACTTTTCTTTTGTTATGAGAGAATCTTTGTCAGCCACGATAACTCCTATAAGTTTGACTGGTTAGAAAGTCCTAGTAAGTTGGTAGCTTGCTAGGATTTTTGCATTTTACTACTACTGAAGCGTTTGCGTAGGGCTATCCATAGAGAATTCATTTTCACAAAAGACTGTTTGTTTCAGTTGTGCAAGTTTCTCTAGGATTTCCTGACCTAATGCAAAGGAGTGCTGGGGATCGCCAATAAGTTCTACAACGACCTCTACCTTAGAGTTCGCTCCATCCTTCAGGTAGATGATCGTTGCATTCATTTTATTAGCCTTAGTGTAGTAATAAAGTAATGGGGGAATGCCATTATTAGAGTTCTTAGGTTATCAGGATCAGCTATTAAAGCAGCTTTCCCTATTGTAACCGCAAAACTACCCTTATCCGCTAGCCTTTCGACGCATTTGATAAGGGCATCCCTACTATGTAATACCTCTAAATCAAACATAAAGCTACCACCAGCAAGCCAAACATCATCGCGCATAGTAGGTCATCAGTTGTCATCTTCATCATCCTCTCCATCCTCCTCTGATCCGTTTACTTCTAGTTCTAAATCCCATTCATTCCAGTTCTCGTTATAAGCCTCTTCTAGGGCGCATTCTTCTGCCTCCTCATAATCAGGTGCAGTTACAAATACTGTGACTGTTCCTCGAACTTCGATAGTGACTGCGTAGCTTTTCATATTATCTCCTTGTGTAGGGTTTACCCTCAGATTCCCAAATCCTGCCGTTATAAGACATCGTGCCGATCCTCTTGCCGTTGTGCATCACTACCGGATCAGTCCAGTTGCCCGCACCTATGCCGTTGTCTATCTGCCAATCCCATACCTTCTCGACTAACGCATCTAAGTGACTATCTTTGATAGTAGCTTGATCTACACCCCACAATGGGGAGTTAGGGTCTTGTCCTTTATCAGGGTTTCCTACTGCCGTAAGTGTTACCTTATACATTCTCATTTTTCCTCCTCTGCTGGCTCAAATTTTGGAGTTGTATCTTCTATCTCTTTCCATCTTCCGGTTAAAGATTCACCACGCTCTAATTGTTCTTCTATTGCCTTGAATATCCAATCTAAACTATATGCCTCATCACTTAAACATAGGTTAATTTCTACTTTATAGTCTTTCATGCTACTTCCTTTCTATGTGATTTAACTTCCTCAATCCAGTTGTAGATTACATCCCAGCATATACCTACTTCGCAGTCGTGATACTTATCCATCAGTTTTAATACTTTTTGTGCCTCTTTATCCGTCAATTCATGCTCATCCTCATCACCCTCCCAGCCATCAGCACATTCATGGATATCAGATATATGCCACCAGCTAGCCATCCAGTCAGGATCAGTTAATCGGGCAATATCTTGTGATGTAGGTATATCTTGTCCTTCCGGTAAATCAATCTCAATCGTTACTTTCATCTTATTCTCCTATGATCCATGTAATTACTACGCTAGAAAACAACATTCCAGCAATCAAAAACCAATTAACTGCGTACTGTTGCGACTGTCCATAAAAGCACGTCAAAAAGATTAGTCCCATAATCCACATTAGCAATAAATTCATGATCTATCCCCTATCCTTTTACCAGTATCTACCTTGTAGTTACGCGCCAATTCCTCCATAAATCTAGATAAGTGATAAGTAATATCCTCACCATCTTCTAAGTCTAAAATGCCATGTATGCGCTGATAAATATACTTTGTAGCTACTGTGCTATTTCCCCAGCCATTAGTTTCTTGCTTCATTTTCTCTCCCTATCTGCTCACATTCGCAAAAAAAGCAAGTGTAATCATCGCTAGGATCGCAATTACTGCACTCTATTGTTGGCTTCAATACGTTACCCCTTCTGTAAAAATCTTCCAATAAATCTTCTCTATACTTTAGCCATTGATCTCCTGTCATAGCTTCAATATCAATCATGATTCCTCCCATGTGCGCGAGTTGTATTCGTCAATCACTTCTCTTAGTGTCATGTTTTCGTATCCTTTTCCCTTTAAAAGAATAAAGTAGAGATATTCCGCATCATTGTTTTCTAACCCGTGCTTAATCGTTGCAATATCATCCGAGATAAGACGGTCAATCATTGTTTCTCTATTCATTTTATTGCTCTCCGTTGTATTCTGAATAAATTTCAACATCAGCAAAACCCCATTCTAGGTCGTTGTCATCTAGCATTTGTTGCATTTGTTCCTCTGCTTCCTCTTTGCTGTTTGCCTCAATTCCTACTATAAGAGTTTGTTTTTCAACTGCAAAAAATTCGTATCTTGTCATTTTCTTATCTTCCATGAGTTGTCCTATAAATTGATCGTGTCCATCTATCCAGTCCATTTTTTAGCCTCCTACTACGTGAGACAGCATTTTTAATTCTTGCGCGAGTTTTTCTATTGCTTTTTTAGCCCGTTCCTTCTGTTTTGAGTCTTTGCTTTGGCTTAAAACGTGCCTCTGCCAATAGATAGAGTTTTCTAGGGTCTTTTGCGTGTTCATGGTTAAACTCTCCTTCCATCTTCGTCAAAGTCGTATCCGTTGATTTCCATCATTTCTGCGATATACTCCTCTGAATCTTGCCACTCCATGTCTGCAATAATCCCGCGCTTGCCCGCCTCAATAGCCTCATTAAAGGCTTTTAAAGCGCATCCGGTTTCCTTCATGCTGTCAGCCATCGCTTCGAGGAGGTCGCACTCTAAACAGTATCCAGTAAGGCTCAAGGCTCTATTTTTTTCTACTTGTTTAAGAGTTAATCCCCTAAAATGCTCATTTTCTGCATTTGTTGTAATGTAGGAATGAGAGCAAGTGGTAAGAGAATAATCTTTCAAAGTAACCCCGAAAAGATCACAAAAGGCTTTTATAGTGTCGATGCCCTCATCAATCCAAACGTAGCCACTCTCGGAGAACCATTCGCGGGCGCGTTGTTTTGCGCTATCTTCTAATTCTGCGTATTGGTAAATATTGATCTCAATAGTTTTCATGATCCTAAGTCCTTTAAAAGTTGCTCTAATTCCCACTTAATAACCAAAAACTGTCGCGCTTCTCTCTGTTTTCTGAGTTTTTCCAGTTTTTTTCCGTGGAAAATGTCCATAATCTTTAAAATATAGGTGTCATAGGTTGGATTGTGCGCGTTCATGCTGGCTGCTCCTGAGTTAGTCCGTCAAAATACGCTTGCGGCTTAGTAATCGCGCAGTGCGCCCACTTGTTTATGTGGCGCGTTGTGGTGTTGCTCCACTTCTTATCAGTCTTATAAAACTGTCCGTCTTTCCAGCTTGCAACGGGTGTTTTATAGCTAAATAAGACTTGTGTGCCGTCGTTAAGGGTGATCTCTGTCATATTGCTAGCGATTGGGTTAAGTTTCATTTGAATGCCTCCAGTTTTTGTTTGATGGTTTCTGTTGCGTGTATATAAATCAAATCCATCATTGGCTCGCACGTTTGCGACTCTATGTCATCCAAAAAAGACAACATTTCGCTTCTACTGGATAGCCCGTCTATTTTGTTATCAATTAGGGCATAAGCCCTATTTAATGCGTTGATGTGTGCATTTATCATTACTAACCCCTTAAAAGTTGGCAAAAATGATAGTTTCGTCAGTTGTTCCGATTACGCTTGTTTCATCGTTTAGGTAATCAATAACGGCTTGGGGGATGTCTTCGGGGTTTAGGTCGTCTCCTTCACCTATCGAATAGGCTTCGGCGGCTTCCTCGTATGTCATTTCTGAAAAGTCGCAACAAACTGCAATAACATCCAATTCAGAGTCGGGGTCGACCTCTTCGAGATAATCATAGATCAATTCCAATGCCTCATAAGAGAATTGCTCTCCTCTGCCCATGTGTTTGAATGCATCGCGGAAATCGCCTAAATATACTGTCTGTTTCATGGTGTCTATTCCTCTTGGGTTAGTGTTTCGATTAAGACGGGATTGCTCCCGTTTCGCCTCATCAAGGCTCATCAGTTAATCTATACTTCTTGGGTAGTGCTTAACAGGGATATTCATAGCTAGCAGTTTTTCTACTGCGTAATCATAAGAATCGCGCCAAGAGTTGTGGCGTTCGGTTGAATAGTCTTTCCCCTCTAAGTTGACCGATATCATATAAGTCGCTACGTCTAGGGTATTGATTAAGGCGGCAATCTCTTTGCCTTGTTTGGTGCTTAGTTTCATGTGTTCTATTCCTTGTAGGTTAGTAATCTATTGTATTTAGTTCATGCGATGTATTGCATGGATTTGATTATAATCACAAAAGAAAACTAAACGCAAAGCCTTATTTTTTAGTCAAGTATTGCCCTTATATATAAAGGGTTCGCGGGTTGTTGCTCTGTTGTTTTTATGGTAAAGCTCGCCTCATGAGCTACCAAAAGCGGGTAATTTTGGGGTGCGTTTTTGGGTGTGTTTTACCCTCATTTTTAAGCCCTTACGATCAAGTTAAAAGCGCGCCTCCGTTCCTCTTGGATGGCTTGAGGGATGCTTCACCAGTAGGAGAGAATACATAAGATCTAATAGAGAGAATGACTAACTTATCCCTCTCATGGTTAACTTGTTAACCTTAACTATTACTGTATATCCATCCAGTATGTATATAATCACAGTATGTGTGATACACTCTTTTCCATGTTCTTATCTTATTCCCGTCATGGTCGCTAAGCTAACCCGTCAACAGGTCAAAGAAGCCCTAAAGAGTGCTGATGTCTCTACTCTGTTAACTAATAGCAGTAGGACTCTTACTCATAAACAAAAGACCTTCGCGAAGGAGTTAGCATTAGGTTCGACTGGTGCAGATGCTTATAGGAAGGCTTACAACTCGAAGGCTAAACCTAAAGTGGTTGGGGATAGTGCGAGCAAACTAAAAAAAGACCCTAGAATTATGTCGGAAATAGATGCCATTAAGGAGGCTATAGAGTTCAGGAAACTATATACAGAGGCTCAATTAAAGGCTCTGATTGTTTCAAGACTTACTAAGGAAGCCCTAGACCTTGAGAATCCCCCAGCAGTTAGGGTATCTTCCCTTAAGACTTTGGGAACGGTTGCCGGTGTGGATGCCTTTCAGCATATCTCAACTGCTACAGTTATCCATGACTCGACAACTGCGCGGGCTAAACTGTTCGACCAGCTTAAGCGGGCTATCGAGGACAACAAGCGGACTGTTGATACCGACGCGATGAGTTTGCTAGATGAGATAAAGCTAGGCGGAGCGCAAAACGCAGAGGCAAACGGGCAGACTGAGACCCTACCACTCCCCGACCCCCAAGATTCTATTGATGACGGGGTGACATTGTTACATAGTACTTCACTCAAAGAATTACCAAATTCACACGGCTTTAACAAAGATGAATAAAATCAACAACTTAACTCCTATGGTTAACATTGTTAACCTTAGCTCCTCAACAAAATCAATGACTTACGAATTTTGGATTCCTAAATGTTTCTGGACATCAGGAAAATCGTTACATGAAACACCCCCCCGTCATGTTTCTAAAAGAAGAGGGGTGGGTGGTATATATAAAAAATTAAGGAACCGAGATGAATAATTGGGTGCTTGGAGAACCTGCAGCTTCTGATCAGATTGCTAGTATTCTAGATAAAGTAGCTCCTATGGATTCAGATACCATCCGACATCTTGCTGCCCATATTTGGCTGCTCTACGACGATGCGGTGCTGCGCGAAACGGGCCACCTATACAATCTCGGAGAAGGTGATCCCCATTGGGAAGGCCATCTGTGACAGAACGTCAGCAACAGATCTTTATGGTCATCTCGGAGTGGTGGAAGATGTATGGCTACGCGCCCAGCATAGACGACATTATGAATGTTACTGGAGATAGAAGCCGTGGCAACGTCCATCGGATGATGGTAAGGTTGTGCGATTTAGGCCTCTGCAAGAGGCTGCCCAACGTAGCGCGCAGTATTAGACCAGTTCATATTAGGGTACGGGATCTATGATAGATTTCGAGAAAGTCGTAGAGACTTTACCGATTAATGAGCAAGAAGCTTTTCTTGAGAATGCTCAAGGGTATCTAGACTCCCTAAAGAGAGAAGCTGCTCAAAAAGACTTTATGGCGTTTGTCCACGAAATGTGGCCTGGATTCATCCACGGCAGACATCACGCGATTTTATCTAAGAAGTTTCAGGAAATCCAAGAAGGCAAGTTAAAGAGATTAATGATCTCCCTGCCTCCAAGACATACCAAGTCCGAGTTTGGATCATATCTTCTTCCGGCATGGTTTCTAGGAAATAACCCCAGCAAGAAGATCATCCAATGTTCTAACACGGCTGAATTGGCAGTTGGCTTTGGCCGTAAAGTTCGTAACTTAGTTGGATCAGAACAGTATGCTAGGGTATTCCCTAACGTAAACCTTAGATCGGATAGTAAAGCAGCGGGGCGGTGGTCAACCAACGTCGATGGAGATTACTTCGCTATCGGTGTAGGCGGTACTGTTACTGGTAAAGGTGCGGACTTACTGATTATTGACGATCCACACTCAGAGCAAGAGGCGGCAATAGCGTCTAGCAACCCAGAAGTCTACGATAAAGTGTACGAATGGTACTCTTCAGGCCCAAGACAACGACTTCAGCCTGGCGGAGCGATCATTGTCATTATGACTCGGTGGTCAAAACGGGATTTGATTGGAAAAATCCTGCAAATGAATGCGGAAAGAGACGGAGAAGACTGGGAAGTGATCAATCTTCCTGCGATTTTGCCGTCTGGTAACTCATTATGGCCCGAATTCTGGAGTATTGAAGAGCTAACCGCCCTTAAAAATGAACTTCCAGTCTCTAAATGGAATGCACAGTACCAACAAAGCCCTACAGGAGACTCTGGAGCGCTAGTAAAGCGCGAGTGGTGGAAGCTATGGGAAGGTGAAGACCCTCCAAAGTGTGAATACATCATTCAATCATGGGATACAGCCTTTACTAAGAATGAGCGGTCAGACTATTCTGCTTGTACTACATGGGGAGTCTTCTATAAGAATGAAAACCCAGATGATTCCAACATTATTCTGCTAGACGCATTCAAATCGCGCATGGAATTTCCAGAACTTAAAGCAAAAGCAATGGAGATGTACAAAGAATGGGAGCCTGATGCATTCATTATTGAAGCAAAAGCTTCTGGCGCACCATTAATCTACGAATTGCGTAGCATGGGTATACCCGTATCAGAGTTTACACCTACTCGTGGGAATGATAAGATATCCCGCATGAATTCCGTAACAGATTTGTTTGCATCTGGGAAGGTTTGGGCGCCAGGAAGACGGTGGGCAGAGGAAGTAATTGAAGAGATGGCAGCATTTCCAAACTCAGACCATGACGACTTAGTTGACTCCGCAACGCAAGCCCTTATCAGATACAGAAAAGGTGGATTTGTAAGACTACCAACAGATGAGCAAGACGAACCAATTAATTTTAGACGCAAAGCAGCATACTACTAGGACACACTATGTCAATTGAAAAAAGTTTATACCAAGCACCCGTAGGGATTGATGCTCTTGCATCACAAGAGTCTCCAGACATTGAAATTGAATTAGAATCCCCAGACGGAGAAGCCGTTGGTTTAGACGGACTTGAAATTGAGTTGGAATCCGATGAGGAAGGTTTTGACGATAACCTTGTTGAATACATTGACGATAAAGTTCTAGCCACCATTGCTGGTGATTTGCTAGGAGACTTTGAGGATGACATCTCTGCCCGCAAAGACTGGATCCAGACTTATGTAGATGGTCTAGAACTCTTAGGTATGAAGATTGAAGAGCGTTCTGAACCGTGGGAAGGTGCTTGCGGTGTTTACCACCCACTACTTTCCGAAGCTCTAGTGAAGTTTCAAGCCGAAACCATTATGGATACGTTTCCAGCGGCTGGGCCAGTAAAAACCCAAATCATTGGTAAAGAAACTCCTGAGAAAAAACAAGCGGCAGTTCGTGTTCAAGATGACATGAACTATCAATTAACAGATGTGATGAAAGAATTCCGCCCTGAACATGAGCGTATGCTCTGGGGTTTGGGTCTTTCTGGTAACGCCTTTAAGAAGGTGTATTACGATCCAGCATTGGGTCGCCAAGTGTCTATGTTTATTCCAGCAGAGGACATCGTAGTTCCTTATGGCGCTTCTAGCCTTGAGTCCGCGCCCCGTGTTACACACGTTATGCGTAAGACAGAGAATGAGGTTCGCCGTTTACAGATTGAGGGTTTCTACGCAGACGTAGATCTGGGTGAACCATCCACAGCCTTAGATGAAGTAGAGAAAAAAATTGCTGAGAAGATGGGCTTCCGCGCTACTGCGGATGACCGTTATAAGTTATTAGAAATTCATATTGATCTAGATCTTGAGGGTTATGAAGATGTAGATGAGGATGGAGATCCAACAGGAATCGCTTTACCTTATGTAGTAACAATTGAAAAAGGTACTGGCACTATTCTAGCCATCCGCCGTAACTGGAGACCAGAAGATGAAAAGAAACAAAAACGAAACCATTTCGTCCACTATGGGTATGTTCCTGGCTTTGGCTTCTACTGTTTTGGCCTTATCCATCTTGTCGGCGCTTTTGCTAAATCTGGTACTTCCCTTATCCGCCAGTTGGTTGATGCAGGGACATTATCAAATTTGCCAGGCGGCTTTAAGACCCGTGGGTTGCGAATCAAAGGTGATGACACCCCGATAGCTCCAGGAGAGTTCCGTGACGTAGATGTACCGTCTGGTGTAATGCGCGACAATATTTTGCCTCTTCCATATAAAGAGCCAAGCCAAGTCCTATATTCATTACTGAATACTATTGTTGAGGAAGGTCGCCGATTTGCATCAGCAGCAGATATGCAGATTAGCGATATGTCAGCTAATTCACCAGTAGGGACAACCCTAGCTATTCTTGAGCGTACTCTTAAAGTAATGAGCGCAGTACAGGCTCGTATCCATTACTCAATGAAGCAAGAGTTATGCCTATTAAAAGATATTATTCGTGATTACACTCCAGAAGACTATAGCTATGATCCAGTAGAAGGTGATCGTAAAGCCAAACAGCACGACTATGATTTGGTAGCCGTGATCCCTGTATCAGATCCTAATGCCGCAACAATGGCACAAAAGATCGTGCAGTACCAAGCTGTATTGCAGTTAGCTCAAGGCGCACCGCAGATCTATAACTTACCGCAATTGCACCGTCAGATGCTTGACGTGCTGGGAATCCGTAATGCTGAAAAGCTAATCCCGCTAAGCGATGATCAGAAACCGCAAGATCCGATTACTGAGAACATGGATGCCTTGACAAATAAACCATTAAAAGCGTTTATTACCCAAGACCAAGATGCTCATATTACCTCGCATCAAAACTTCCTACAGGATCCAACCACGGCTGCAATCATTGGACAAAACCCAATGGCTCAGCAAATTACTGCCGCGTTACAAGCACACATTGCAGAACACTTTGGGTTCAAATATCGCCAGCAAATTGAGCAACAACTTGGCGCTCCATTGCCTTATATTAAAGACGGAGAAGAGCAGGATCCATTGCCACCAGAGTATGAGGTTCAATTGTCCCGTTTGATTGCTCAAGCTTCTACCCAGTTGCTACAGCAAAACCAAGCGCAAGCTGCACAACAGCAAGCACAGCAACAAGCTCAAGATCCAATCATTCAAATGCAACAGCAAGAACTCCAGATCAAAGGTCAGGATGTTCAACGCAAAGCCCAGAAAGATCAAGCCGATATCCAACTGGAAAACCGCAAGTTAGATCTAGAAGAGAAGCGTTTGGATATTGAGTCTCAGATCAAAGGCCATGAACTTGGAGCAAAAATGGCTTACGATAAAGAAAAGCTTTATACAGAAAATGAAGTTAAAGCTACAAAAATTGGCGGAGACTTTGCCCATGCAAAAGACAAGCTTGATAAAGGTACTGGAGTTGATGTAATGAGAATTGCAGCCGATCTGCAAAAAGCTAATACAACACCTAAAAAGGCTAAAGAATGAGAGAGTTTGAAATACTAACCAAGCAATTGGACGATAGAGTAGAAAACCTTAAGGATTCTGTCGTAAACGGAAACCTTGAGTACGTGGAGTACAAAAAACTGTGCGGCGAGATCCGGGGTCTGCTAATCGCACGGGGATTCATATTAGACCTCAAAGACAGATTGGAGAACTCGGATGAGTAACAAACTAGACTTAAATCAGGCTGTAGATTTATCAGCGCTGATAGATAAGTCAGACGAAGAAAAGGCAACGCAATTGCCAAAACCATCAGGCTACCGCATTTTATGTGCGATACCTGAAGCTGAAAAAGAACATGATGGAAGTGGTCTTTTAAAGGCAGACATTACTCTTCAGAACGAAGAGTCTTTAACTACAGTACTGTTCGTAGTGGATTTAGGCGAGGATTGCTACAAGGATCCAACCCGTTTCCCAACAGGCCCGTGGTGCAAAAAGGGCGATTTTGTATTAGTTCGCCCACATGCAGGTACACGTTTAGTCATTCATGGACGTGCATTTCGCATTATCAACGATGACTCAGTAGAGGGCGTAGTGTCCGATCCACGAGGAATTCGACGTAAATAACTATACCTTAATAGGTAACGAAGGAGTTTTATATGGCAGAAATGCAAAAATACAAGTTTCCAGATGAAACAGAAGATGTAAAAGACGGTGATGAGTTTGAAATTGAAATTGAAGACGACACACCGGAAGCCGATAGAGGCAAAAAGGCGGCTGATCCTAGCCTAGTACAAGAGCTGGAAACAGACGAATTGGAAGAGTATTCCAAGGAAGTCAAAAGCAAAATTAAGAAGTTTAAGAAGGTTTACCATGACGAGCGCCGTGCCAAAGAATCGGCTGAGCGTGAGCGTCAGGAAGCCATTAACGTAGCTCAGAAGCTTTATAACGAAGTAAAAGAGCTAAAAAGCAAGGTTCATAGCACCGAAGAGGTAGCGGTTGATTCATTCAAAACCAGCGCTGAACGTGAGATGGATATGGCTAAAAAGGAATATAAAGAGGCTTATGACTCTGGAGATTCCGATAAGTTGGTAGAAGCACAGGAAAAAATGACTTCCGCCAGAATGAAGCTTGAAAGAGCCGACAATGCTTTTGATAACATCAAAAACAGAAAAGCTTTACAAGAAGAAAGAAATGAAGTACAAATACAACAACAGCAGAATCAGCAGCCTGTTCGTGATCCTAAAGCAGCCAAATGGCAAGAGCGCAACTCTTGGTTTGGTCAAGATGATGAGATGACTAGTTTAGCACTCGGTCTACACGAAAAGCTTGTCAAGGAAAACGGCGTTGGATATGCTACGACTGATGAGTATTACAAACGCATTGATAAAACAATGCGTAAGCGTTTTCCTGAAAACTTTGAGGAAGACGATACAGAAGTAGAAGAAGCGCCAAGCGTGAAGACCGCGACTCGCAAAAATAGCACGGTAGTTGCTCCTGCAACCCGTAGCACATCGTCAAAAAAGGTTCGTTTAACTACGAGCCAACAAGCAATTGCTAAAAAACTGGGCTTATCCCCAGAGCAATACGTCAAAGAACTAGTCAAAATGGAGGCCTAATCAAATGGCTGAAAACAGAACTACCCGTGAATTAAATACTCGTGCAGTTTCAGAGCGTCCAAAGCAGTGGATGCCCGCAGAATTGCTCCCTGAGCCAGATAAACAGGCTGGGTATGCGTATCGTTGGATTCGTGTTTCAACACTGAACCAGGCCGATCCTAGAAATCTTTCAGGAAAACTGAGAGAAGGATGGGAACCAGTCAGGGTTGAGGAACAACCCAAGTTTCAACTGCTAGTCGATCCAACAAGTCGCTTTAAGGACAATATTGAAATCGGCGGGTTATTGCTTTGCAAGACTCCAGAAGAGTTCGTTGATCAGCGTAATACTCATTATGCTAAACAAACAGATGCTCAGACGGATGCTGTAGACAATAATTTAATGCGTCAAAGCGACCCAAGGATGCCGCTCTTTAAAGAGAACAAATCCTCGACTAGTTTTGGCAAAAATTAATTTTTTTAATCTAGGAGTTATAAATGGCTTATCCTACCGTTTCAGCCCCATACGGGCTACAGCCGATCAATTTGATTGGTGGTCAGGTATTTGCTGGTTCTACTCGCTTAATTCCCATCGCTTCAGGTTCTACAACCGCCATTTATTATGGTGACGTTGTGCGCTTGAATACAGGTGGCACACTAAGCCGTGTTTCAACCACATCTTCCGCGACTGATGCAGTTGGTATTTTCTTGGGTTGTCAGTTCACAAACCCAACCACTAAGCAGTTGTTGCAACAACAGTATTACCCAGGCGCTGTAACAGCTTCTGACATCCAAGCAGTAGTTGCGGATGATCCAGATGGCTTGTTCAAAGTTGCGGTAACTTCTGCTGGTACATCAACAATTAGCGGTGTTACTCGTGCAGTAGTTGGTCAAAACTCAGCAGTAGTATTGAGTTCTGGCAATACAACATCAGGTGATTCATACACTAGTCTCTCAGCAACAACAGGTACAGCAGCAGCATTGCCGTTCCGTATTGTTGACGTAATTCCTGAGACTACAAATGCATCAGGTTCATACACAGAAGTGATCGTTAAGTTCAACTTTGGTGTCCACACTTACTACAGCTCTGCCGCTGTAGCAACAGCAGCTTAAGGAGCTAAATAATGGCTATTTCACGCGCACAACTACTGAAAGAGTTGCTCCCAGGATTGAACGCTTTGTTCGGACTTGAGTATGCTCGCTACGGTGAAGAACATAAAGAGATCTACGAAACTGAGACCTCTGAGCGTTCTTTTGAAGAAGAAACAAAACTGTCAGGCTTTTCTGCTGCTCCAGTCAAAAACGAAGGCTCTGCTATTCGTTATGACAATGCACAAGAAGCTTTCACAGCTCGCTACAACCACGAAACTATCGCCCTTGGCTTTAGCTTGACTGAAGAAGCAATCGAAGACAACCTCTACGATTCTTTGTCAGCTCGCTATACTAAGGCTTTGGCTCGTGCTATGGCTTACACAAAGCAAGTTAAAGCTGCAGCCGTAATTAACAATGGTTTCAACACCAATGGTTCTTACAACGGCGGCGATGGCGTACCTTTGTACAGCACAGCACATCCATTAGTTTCTGGTGGCACAAACAGCAACACCCAATCTACTCCTGCTGACTTGAATGAGACTTCTTTGGAAGCTGCAGTTATTCAAATCGCTGGCTGGACAGATGAACGTGGTCTGTTGATTGCTGCTAAACCTAAGAAATTGATTGTTCCACCTGCATTACAGTTCGTTGCAACTCGCTTGCTCGAAACTCAATTGCGCGTTGGTACAACCGATAACGACATCAATGCAATCATGAACAATGGTTCTATTCCAGATGGTTATGCAATTAACCACTTCTTGACAGACACCAATGGTTACTATTTGACTACTGATGTTCCAAACGGAATGAAGCACTTTGAGCGTACTCCATTGCAGAACAGCATGGACGGCGACTTTGATACTGGTAACGTCCGTTACAAGTCTCGTGAGCGTTATTCCTTTGGTTGGTCAGATCCACTCGGTATGTGGGGATCACCAGGCGCTTAATCAGCACCTTTGTAGTAGGAAGACCCCGCCCAAAAAGCGGGGGTTTTTCTTTATAAAACTGTTGCATTATCTAAAAAAGATGTATACTTTGGTTATCTGGGTGATACCAGCCTATTAGACTGCCCCAGCAGACGATATACCGATTAATAGGCTTAACTTGTATATAGGAGATCCTCATGGGATTCGCTACACACTTAGGCCCTTGGTTATTGGGTACAAATCGTTATACTTCTGGCACTACTGGCACAACTTTAGTTAATACAGGTTGCACAGTTGTTTCTCAATCATTCCCTGTTGTATTTGGTACATTGACTGGCAGCCCAATCGCTGTTCCAGCTGGTTCACAAATCGTCGACGTTACAGTTGTTACTACAACTGTATTTAGTTCTGCAGCTACTGCAGTTTTAGATATTGGTGGTACAGCATTTACAACTACTGGCACTATTACTTCTGTTGGTTCTGTAGCTTTGGGCGCAAACGCAACTACTCCTGGCGGTTGGTTAAACGTTGGCTCTACTGATGTGCTGATTAACTACACATTGACTGGTACATCATTGACTACAGGTGCAGCGACTATTATTGTTACCTACGCTGTTCGTAATTCTGATGGCAGCCAGCATCCAACTACATTCCAAAATTAATCTTGCGGGGGCCTAGTGCCCCCATTACATCTTTAGGAGATTAATTATGACAATGCAATATGATGTGAAGTCAGCTTATGCTGGTACTTTACCCGCACAACTATATACTGGCAGAATTAGATTAAAGTCTATTGTTTTTATTGGTAATGGTACAGGTGGAACTTTTACACTTTATGATGGCACAGATACTACTGGCGCTATTTTGTATCAATTTAAGTTTTCAACTGCTGTACAGCCTTTTCAAGTATTGCTTCCAGGCGAAGGAATTCTTTGTCTAAATGGTATATATGCTGTTGGAACTACATTATCAGCTATATCTATTACTTACGGATAAAAAATGTCAGAAACGACGCAAGCGCAGGGATCATATAATTTAGTAGGGCGGAAGATTATGTTAGGTCTTCCAACTTACGACTTTAAAGTAACTGCAAAGCTGGCCATATCGCTGGCTTCTTTTTGTACTCGTGCTATGCAGCATGGGGTTGACATCCAGATCTGTAATATTTCTGGGTGTTCTGTTGTTTCTCGGGTTCGCAACTTGATTGCTAAAGACTTTTTAGATTCAGATTGCACTGATCTTATGTTTATTGATTCGGATATTAACTTTGAAGCTGAAGATATTTTTCGTTTAATGGCATGGAATAGTGATCCTAAAAAGGGTATTGTTGCTGGTATTCCAGTAGCCCGTAAAAAAGGTAAGACATATATCTCTACATTAGATGCTGATGAAGATGAAAACATATTCATGAATCATATGGGTTTGGTTAGAGCCAAGCGCGTAGCTACAGCATTTATGATTATCCGCCGTGAAGTATTTGAGCAACTATATGAAGCCCATCCAGAATGGCGTTACCATGATGAGAAAAAAGTAGGCGATGAAATTACCGCTTTCTTTGACTTTGCATTAAAAGATGGTACATATATTGGTGAAGACTTCTTGTTTTGTGACCGCGCTAGAGAACTAGGATTTGAAGTTTGGATTGATCCTACTATCAAATTAGGTCATATGGGTATGGAAGAGTTTGCTGGTGCATTTGGTGAAGATTATCTATATCCATTAATGACCTCAATAGAATCCAAGAAAGATGCCGCATAATGGCAAAGACTCCCGCATGGACACGCAAGGAAGGCAAAAATCCGAATGGTGGCCTGAATGCGAAAGGTCGTGCTTCGGCAAAGGCTCAGGGTATGAATTTGAAGCCACCGCAACCAGAGGGTGGCAGTCGCAAGAAGTCTTTCTGTGCAAGAATGGAAGGTATGAAAAGCAAACTCACATCTACCAAGACAGCAAAAGATCCAGATAGTAGAATTAACAAAAGCCTTCGGGCGTGGAAGTGTTAGTATGAGCGATTTTTTTGACCATGTAAGTGAGCCTACAAAACACGTTGTTGATGCTCTGTCGTTATTAACCGTGCTAGGGACGCTTGTGAACTTTTTACCCGCTATAGCAGCCCTTTTAAGTATTGTATGGTCAGGACTTCGTATCTATGAAAGCAAAACCGTTCAAGGTTGGTTAGGAAAAGATAATGCCATCGACGAGTAAAAAACAGCATAATTTTATGGAGGCTATTGCACATAGCCCAGAATTTGCTAAAAAAGCAGGAGTTCCCCAGTCTGTTGGAAGAGATTTTGCAAAAGCAGACAAAGGTAAAAAGTTTAAAGAAGGTGGCGCTATGAAACACGATGACATTAAAGAAGACAAAGTATTAATCAAAAAAGCTTTTAACATGCATGACAAACAATTGCATGAAAACAAAAAGACTGACTTAACTAAACTTAAAAAAGGTGGTATGGCTATGAAATACGATAAAACTCCTAATCCTAGCTCTATGAGCAAGGATGTAGAAGCTGGTTCAAACAAATTAACTAAATTTGGCGAGTCTGCCGTTCAAAAGCGCGCTCACACTAAAGGCACAAACCTTGGTGATTCAGGCCCAACTAAAGGCATTATGGGTGGCGCTAAGATGGCTAAAGGCGGTATGTGCGCTGGTGGCAAGGCTACTAAGAAAATGGCTAAAGGTGGTACAGCTTCTGCTCGTGCTGATGGTATTGCTTCCAAAGGCAAGACTAAAGGTAAATGGTGCTAAATCATGCCATATACAGAAACTGGCACTGAAAAAGAAAAGCGGGAAGCTTATTACAAGGGTAATAAAGAACGTGGTATTCGTGCTGAAAAAGAGCGTGACTACAAAATGTTTGGAACTACCGAACAGAATATTCCTGCTGTAGACACTATGGGCAATGTAACTGGCATGAAAAAGGGTGGATCAGTATCTTCTGCCTCTAAACGTGCAGATGGTTGCGCTATTCGTGGAAAAACAAAAGCATGAGATCTTCTCGCGGAATGGGAGCTGTAATGCCGTCTAAAATGGGAAAAGGCGTTAAGAAAGCCCGTAGAGACAGTACAGACTTTACTGAGTACGCAGAAGGTGGAAAAGTTGGTTTATATGACAACATCCATGCTAAACAAAAACGAATCAAGGCTGGCTCTGGTGAGAAAATGCGTAAGCCTGGATCTAAAGGTGCGCCTAGTAAAGCAGACTTTATTAAATCTGCTAAAACAGTGAAAAGAAAATAATGACAACTACTGGCATGACAGCTTTTAACTTGGACATGAATGACCTCATTGAGGAGGCATTTGAGCGCTGTGGAAAAGAGTTGCGTACTGGTTATGACTTTCGTACTGCGCGCCGTAGCGTTAACTTGTTAACCATAGAATGGGCTAATAGAGGTATCAATCTATGGACTATAGAACAGTGTTCTATCCCTTTAGTTACTGGGCAGGGTGTTTATCCTATACCATCAGATACAATTGACATTTTAGATCAGGTAATTAGAACCAATAATGGCGTACAAAGTACTCAAATTGACATTAATATTAGTCGTATTTCTGAGTCCACTTATTCTACCTTACCTAATAAACTGACCCAAGGTCGTCCAATTCAGGTATGGATTAACCGTCAATCGGGCAATACCAACCCTACTACAGCGGTTTTAGGGGCTGCTATTAGCTCTACAGACACTACAATTACAGTGGTAAATATTGATCAACTAGCCTCAACCGGGTATATTCAGGTCGATAATGAGGTCATCTACTACGCCAATACTAGCGGGAATACCCTTATAAACGTATTCCGTGGTCAAAATGGTACAACGGCTACATCACATTTAATAGGAGCCGCTATATCGGTTCCTATGCTTCCGTCTATTAATGTATGGCCTACACCTAATTCACCTGGAGACCAATATACCTTCGTATACTGGCGTATGCGCCGTATACAGGACGCTGGCACTGGTATTAGTACCACAGATATCCCTTTCCGTTTTATCCCCGTCATGGTGGCTGGATTGGCTTACTATCTAGGTCAAAAGCTAGCGGATGTAGATCCTAACCGGATAATGATGTTAAAAGCAGATTATGAGCAACAATGGGATTTAGCTTCTTCGGAGGATCGTGAGAAAGCCCCAAGTCGTTTTGTCCCAAGAAACATGAATTACTATAGATAAACATGTCAAGTAAGTATGCTTCAGCTAAACACTCCATTGCCGAATGTGATCGTTGTGGTCAGAGGTATAAGCTTGTAGAATTAAAGAAACAGACGTTAAAAACAAAGTTATATAATGTCAAGGTTTGTCCAGAATGCTGGGATCCAGATCAGCCTCAATTAATGTTGGGGATGTATCCAGTAGATGATCCACAGGCAGTACGTGAACCTAGACCTGATATAAGCTACTTAGTTTCTGGAAATAGCGGATTGCAAATTACTAATACAAATAGTACTTCGCAAGATGCATTTGGAGTACCAAGTGGTGGTAGTAGGGTGTTTCAGTGGGGTTGGAATCCTGTAGGTGGATCCAGTTCTTTTGATGCTTCTCTAACACCCAACAATTTGTTTTTAGGCGTTCAAATTGGAACAGTAACAGTTGCAACAACTTAGGAGTTAAAAATGACATTTCGTAAAGCTGCCGATGGTATAACCCAATCAGGCAAAACAAAAGGTAAAAACTTAGGCGATTCAGGCCCAAGTATTGGTATTGAAGCTGGCGGTAAAAAATCGTTAGGCGTTTCAAGCAAATCAATGAAGGCTCTTGGTCGCAACTTAGCTCGTGCTGCGCATCAAAAATCTGGAAGCAGAGGACGTTAATCATGTCTAATAAAACATTTAAAACTACACCCGCTGAAGATTATCCATTGGGTCACGCTAAAGAAGCTAAAAATGCTAGCGTATACACTGGATTTCAATATCCTACTGGCGGTGGCAATGATATCAATATCTACAAGCAGCCAATGACAAACCCAAAAAGCGCTGATATTGAGTACAAAACTAATCCAAACACAATGAGTGGTGTTGAGACTAGAGTTACTCAACCAGCACGTACAGTCAGCATTGGCGATAGCGCTAATAAAAATACTAACCCTTATGGTGTTGGTGAGATGCGCGGTTATGGCGCTGCTACTAAAGGTCGTAAAACCAGTGGGAAAATGGGTTAATGAATTATTATCAGCTTGTTTCTGCAGTTCAAGACTACACGGAAAACCAGTTTCCGCTGACCTATCTCGCCGATGGGTCTACTGTATCGTCCGCACAGCAGATTAATCGTTTTATTGAGCAAGCTGAATTACGTATTTTTAATACAGTTCAAATCCCATCTTTACGAAAAAATGTGACTGGAACAGTAAGTCCTAATAGTCCTTACCTAGCTTGTCCAGATGATTTCTTGTCATCTTTTTCTTTGGCGGTCATTGACCCTACTTTAGGCACATATGAGTACCTTTTGGATAAAGATGTAAGCTTTATTAGACAGGCATACCCAGCACCAAATAGTCTAGGAACACCGAAATATTATGCGTTATTTGGCTCTAGATATGCTAATAACAATGAGTTAGCGTTTATTCTTGGGCCGACTCCAGACGTAAATTATGCAATGGAACTGCATTATTACTACTATCCAGTATCTATTGTCCAGCGTCCTATAGGCTCTTTGGGTACTATTGTTCCAGGATCTGGCTATGTTGATGGTACTTATACCAATTTAAGCACTACTGGCGGTTCTGGAGAGGGAGCGCTTATCAATGTAACAGTAGCAAGCGGTATCGTAACTTCTGCAACAGTTTCATACGGCGGCTCAGGATATACGGTTGGCGATAGCATTACAGCAACAATTGGATCTAGCGGATCGGGCTTTACAGTAGCAGTTAGCTCGGTTAATAATCCAACAGGAACTTCATGGTTAGGTGATAATTTTGATACTGTTTTGCTTTACGGATCATTGGTAGAAGCGTACACTTACATGAAAGGTGAAAACGACATGATGGTTCTGTATAGTCAAAAATACACAGAAGCATTGGCTCAATTAAAACGTCTTGGCGATGGTTTAGAACGACAAGATTCATACAGATCTGGGCAAGTTAGGGTACAGGTAACTTAATATGGCATTTACAGGTAATTACGCATGTGATGTTTTTAAAGTAGGTCTCATGGATGGGGTCTACAATTTTGGCACTGGCACATCCCAAACTTTTAAAATTGCTTTGTATACAAACTCAGCAACACTTAATGCTAGCACTACTGCATATACAGCAACTGGCGAAACAAGTGGCTCAGGGTACACTGCTGGCGGACAAGCATTAACTATTATTGTTCCTCCAACTGTAGGTGGATCTGGAGATATAGCTTATTTATCTTTTGCTGACGAAGTATGGACAGCATCAACAATTACTGCTCGTGGCGCTTTGATTTATTTAGCCAACGGCACAACGAATCCCGCTGTTTGTGTACTGGACTTTGGTTCAGATAAAAGCACAGCTGGCGGTAACTTTACGGTACAGTTCCCATCTGCTACCAATACTTCTGCAATTATCCGAATTTCTTAAGGAGAAATTATGTTTTCTGAAAACGCAAAAGCAACTGAGATGGCGAATGCCTCTTTGATTGCACAAACAGGAACGCTTGAAGGCGTTGCTGCTACAGGTATCTATACTGTTGAATGTATAGATGCTGATGGTAATACTAAATGGTCTGACATTATCAAAAACTTGGTAATGACTGGCGGTAAAAATGATATGCTAGACAAGTACTTTGCTGGCTCTGCATACACAGCCGCTTGGTATCTTGGCTTGGTTAACGGTGCTTCTAGCCCAACATATGCTGCTGGTGACACAATGGCTAGTCATGCTGGTTGGACTGAGTTTACATCGTATAGCAATGCTACACGCCCAGCACCATCTTGGTCTGCTGCTTCTAGTGGCTCTAAAGCTACTACAGCAACTGCATTTAACATTAATGGTTCTGGCACTGTTGCTGGTGCATTTATGACTACTGGTAGTGCTATTAGCGGCACTACAGGTATTTTGTACTCTGCTGGTAACTTTACTGGCGGTAATCGTACTGTTGCTTCTGGCGATACATTGAATGTAACTTACACAGCAACATTGACCTAAGTAGGGGCTTCATATGGCCTTAGTATTATCTGATCGCGTCCAAGAGACTACCACTAGTCCTGGTACTGGCAGTGCTACGCTTAACGGCGCAGTTACTGGGTATCAGGCATTTTCTGCCACCATGTCAAATTCTGATACGTGTTATTACACTATTGCAGATCAAGGTGGCGCAAACTGGGAAGTTGGTATTGGCACTTATGCTTCAAGTGGCAACCAATTGCAACGTACTACGGTGCTTTCCTCAAGTAATGGTGGTTCTCTTACTAACTTCAGCTCTGGTACACAGGCAATATTTATTACCTACCCAGCAGAAAAGTCTGTTAATTTAAACGGTAACGGTAATGTAAGCGCATTAGGAAATGTTAGTTCAGGTACATGGCAAGGCACAACTGTTGCGGTATTGTATGGCGGTACAGGGGTAACGACTTCTACGGGAACTGGGTCTGTTGTCCTTAATACATCGCCTACATTAGTAACTCCAGCTTTAGGAACTCCATCATCTGGTACATTAACCAATGCAACTGGACTGCCTTTAACTACTGGTGTCAGCGGAGTATTGCCTACAGTTAACGGCGGTACTAATTTAAGTTCATTTACTTTAAATGGTGCTTTATATGCAACATCCACTTCTGCTCTTGCTACCGGTACTTTGCCTGTTGCTAGCGGTGGTTCTGGTGTAACTACTTCTACTGGTACTACAAATCTTGTTTTAAGTAACGGCCCAACTTTAGTAACTCCAGCTTTAGGTGCTGCAACAGCAACGTCTATTGTTGCAAGTAACGGATTCTACTCAACCAGTACATATGGTGGTTCATTTACTGATGGCGTTGTAGTTGACTACGATGGCGGAACAGGAAATGCTCGATTCAGCGCTGGAACATCGGATAATATTACATTCTATAATGGTGGCGTTGGTGTAACACCGCTATTTAAACTTTATGCAAACGGTTCTGTTGGAGTAGGTAGCACACCTAGTCCTGGATCTTCGGGGCAAGTATTAACATCAGCTGGCTCTGGATCCCCTCCGACATGGTCTACACCAAGCGGAACTTCTAAAGCAGCAGCTATCGCATACGCAATGACGCTGGGCTTTTGATGATGATTACTCAAAAAATGCTCCATGAAATTTTTGATTACCGTGAAGATGGTAATTTAATTCGTAAAGATACTGGTGCTATT